AGACATCAGGCGAACTCAAAGTGCCGGCGCCGAACAACGTTTAACAACAGCTACCGCTGGCGAACAAGAACGTGCAACTATTGGTGCAACAGGCCAACAATATCGAACTGGCTTAGAAACTGCTGGCGCACAAGAACGTGCAACACAAGCTGAACGTTATGGCGGCGAAGAACGATTGGTCGGTGCCCGTGGAACGCAAGAACGTGCCACAATCGGAACCACAGGTGAACAACAACGTCTTGGCTATGCAGCAGCTGGTGAACAGGAACGTGCAACTCAATCTCAAAGATTTGCTGGTGAAACCGGTTTAATTGGTGCAACAGGTGAACAACAGCGTGCAACAATTGGCGCTTCCGGTGAACAAGAACGTGCAACGCAAGCACAAAGGTACGCCGGTGAAGCCGGTTTAATTGGTGCAACAGGTGAACAACAGCGTGAAACAATCGGCGTTTCTGGTGCGCAAGAGCGTGCAACACAAGCTGAACGTTATGGCGGCGAAGAACGATTGGTCGGTGCTCGTGGAGCGCAAGAACGTGCCACAATTGGCGTTACTGGCGAGCAACAACGTTTAGGTTATGCAGCAGCCGGCGAACAAGAACGTCAAACACAGGCTCAAAGGTACACCGGTGAAGAACGTTTAATTGGGGCTACTGGAGCGCAGCAACGTCAAACCCAAGCAGAACGGTACTTAGGAGAAACTGGATTGCTTAGGGAATCCGGAGCACAAGAGCGTGCAACACAAGCTGAACGTTATGGCGGTGAGGAGCGTTTAGTTGGTGCTCGTGGCGAACAAGAACGTGCAACTACTCGCGTTTCTGGAGAAGAGCAGCGTAAAGGAATCCAGACTACTGCAGGTGAACAACGTACAACTGACTTGCAACAAGAGATGTTTAGGCGCTATAAAGAGAACAGAGATTACGAACAGGCGCAACGCCAATACCGTGCATGAAATCCTGGGTTCAAAGTTTAACCGATAAAGACCGCGAATCCTTTCTTGCATTCTGTAAACGCACTTCATCTCCAATTCAAATGTACCTGTATGCCCGTTTTCTCGGGTTTACAGGTAGCATTGTAGAGTGCAATGAGTGGTCGCAAAACGAATACAAAAAACGAAACTTTAACGCTATCTTAGAAGACGAAATTGATTCTATGCAAAGTGACATCGCCAAGCTACGCGATGCCATTGACATGGGCATGGTTAAACAAGATATGGGCACGTCGAGAATTGCAATGCTCCAAAAAGAACTGCGTGGCTCAATTAAACAACTGAACGACGAAAAGGTTTTGCTTGATAAACAAGGTTTAATCCTTGCTGGCGCAGACCGAGCATTGCGTGAAATGTTATCCATCTTTCGAGATGATCCCATTGAAGGTCCTCTCCAGGAAGCTTCTATGGGTGTGTGGACCAAAATCTTGTCAGAAGAGTCCTGAGGATTAGTACGCTATGCTACGGGCATGGCAGGAACCAGCATCTATTCCGTTTACCGTCGTACTGCTCGTGCAGCAGCACAACAACGCGTTGTTAAAAAAACAACAAATATTGATGTAGAAAGAGCACGTACAGATTTTGCTTATTTTTGTGACGTTGTAGGTGATAAACCACCGGCACGGCACCACAAAGAGTGGCACCGTTATCTCTGCACAGATGAAAGCACTGAATGTTTAATTGGAATTGGTGGCCCAAACATTGACATTCTGGCGCCACGTGGTTCAGCAAAATCAACAATCCTAGGTCTCTACACTGCTTGGGCAGTTGGCGTCCACGCTCTTCACAAAAAACCGTTAAAGATTCTCTATATTTCTTACACCGTTGATGTTGCTCGTCCTAAAAGTGCGGCAATCAAACGAATTATTGAAGAAAGCAAAACATACAAAGAAGTTTTTCCAATGGTAAAAATTGCCAAAGGAATTAACTCCAACGAGTACTGGAGTATTGACTGGAAATTTGCAGGCATTAAATCAACCGGTGAAGAAGAATTTACTGTTTGTTGTGCTGGTCTTAAAGGTGCTGTGACTTCTAAACGTTCCCATTTATGTATTATCGATGATGCTATTAAAAGTGCCGACGATATAAAAAACCGCGACATCCGATCAGCAATGGAAGATAACTGGAACTCAGTTATTGTTCCTACTATGTTTGAAGGCGGACGCGCCATTTGCCTTGGCACACGTTTCCGGCACGACGACATTCACAACAGTACTTTTACTCCAGCTAATGATTGGGTCCAAATCGTTCAATCAGCAATTACCGTAGATGAGCACGGAGACGAAGAATCATACTGGCCCGAAATGTGGTCATTGGAATACCTGCAAGACAGGCGTCGCCAAGCTCCCATTGCATTCAGCTTTCAGTATCAAAACCAAATTGTTCAAACCAGCGAGCTGTCTCTTTCGCCAGATTTGATTGTCAAAGGAAATATCGCTACACAATTCGACACACTTGGCGTTGGCGTCGATCTTTCTGCTGGTGTACGAGAACGTAATGACTACACCGTTTTTGTAATGGGTGGGCGTGTCGGAGACAAGATTCATATCATTGATTCCAAACGTCTCCGGATTATGGGCAACCTAGAAAAACTAGAAGCCTTAATGGAAATGATGGAAGAATGGGGCGTCATCCACAAAGATAAGAATCAATACTTCCCAACAGGAAGCCACGTTGACATTTGGTCAGAAGCCGTCGCATACCAAGCATCCCTGGAGGCAGATTTTAAACGAATTTGTTTAGGCGAACACGGGCTTTACAACATGAACTGGCATGCAGTAAAAGGTTTCCGTGGGGATAAAGTTGCGCGGTTTAGAGGAATCATGGGTTTGTTTGAGCAGCGTAAAATCATCTTTAACAGGTTTCGCAGATTTGGCGCTTTAACAGATGAGATCGTAAACTTTGGTGTAAGCTCTCATGACGACTGCGTTGACGCTTTAATTTGGCTGTGCACTGGCTTAATGACCAGAGGCGCACTGCAGTTAGAGTATTGACGATTTAAACTAAAGAAATCACCTTCACAATGTCTACCAGCTATTACAATGTAGAACTGGAGCAAGACGCTTACGGTTCTGCAGTCATTCCTCTTCCTGATGAGCTGTGCCACGACATGGCCCTTCAACCAAATGAAAGGTTTGAAGTTGAGGTTGAAGATGACATCATCACACTCAAACGGCTTTCCGCTGGCTACGATATTGAAGAATAATCTGACTCTTAAGCAGCAATGAGCGATAGTAGTAAATCCGCACTCGACGCTATCCTCAAAGCCGTCGTAAACCGCGATGGTACCGGCACGGCTGACACCATGCTGGTTAATGCGCACCTATCCCAAATGAAAATGTTTGGGGTGCGTCAGGGAGTTGAGTTTTATCCGCAGCAAGATAATTTCGGTACTCAACGGTTTGACTTCATTCAACAAGTCATCAAATTTAACAAGCTCGATGCCAGGCTCGATTCCATTTGGGATCGATTCTTGTGCTACGGAAAAGGTCTTTTCTACATACGTCCTACCAAAAAAACGTACCGCCTTTATTGGTTTGATAAAGACGCGTATCGAACCTATTACTCTCCAGAAGGTGAACTAGAAGAAGTTATCATCATCTATCCGTACAAAGTTAAAGCTTCGCGTGGCTTCCAGGGTGTTGGTTTAAATACGGATAAGCGTTACATGCGGCTTCGCATTACCGCTACAGAAATCGAAGAGTTCCACAGCGAACAAGAAATTACATTCGACATGCCAAACATGGAGTTTGGTATAACCGAAAAAAAGACTGTAATCAATACAATGGAATTTATTCCTTGCATTGAAGTCTTTAACAATCCCGATGCTTTTGGCACAGAAGGTGTAGGTGAATTTGAGTGGTTATCCAATCAAATTCTTGCTCACGATGAAATGGTTAAAAATATCAGAGCAAACCTTTCATTCTTTGGCAACCCTACTCTTCTTTCTTCTCGCCCCAAGCAAGACATTATTGAAAGCCAAGACAATGATGTTGCGCAGAGACCCAGCATTTCCAGTCAATCTGGATTCCAATCAGACTTTTTTCTTTCAAGTTCAACGTACAAACAAGACAACGTAAGTCGCCAGGCTCCTGGATACATTGGGCGTCCAGGTAGTGGCATGCGTGTACCACGAGTCATTGCAAACCTGGAGCCAACTGATCGTGTTGGCTTCATTACTCCCAATGCTGTTAGCTCTGATCAAGCTCGGTATTCCGAACAACTTCGTAATGAGATCCGGCTTGCTTTAGGTGGTATCGATGACCTTAGCATTACAAATGTAACAGCTACGGAGATTAAATCAGCTTATGGACGCGTAAGTGCTACTGCAAAGAAAAAATGCTTACAACTTTATACCTATGGGGTGTGCAAGTGTTTTGAATTAATGATCTTCCAGGAGGAACAGATTTTCCGTAAGTCTTTGGCGTACGCCTCCGGCATCAAATATCCGGCTCCTCCGGAAGATCCTAATGACGAAGCTGCGCAAATTAAATACGACAAACAAAAAACAGCGTATGAAAAAAAACTTCAAAAAGCTATTGACACTGCCCTGGAAACAAAAGAAGTACCTGATGGCGTTCTTGGATTAGCGCCAGACGGGGATCGGGTAGTTAACTGGCGCTGGATGGGACCCGTTTATGAAGATACTGCACAGGACAAATTAAACCAATCTATCTTTACTCGTAACCTACAAGAATTAGGTGTTGATAGCATTGAAGCACTGAAGTATTTATTCCCTTCAAAAACGGATGACGAAATCGCGGGAATGCTCTCCGGTTTCCCATTCCGAATGGTAGGGGAAGTACAGAGGGCCTACTCCGCATTTATTGATCTAATCAATCAAGAGATGCGAACACCACATCCGCAGCAACCCAATCTTCCGATGGCTGCGGATCCGAGATTAGATCTCACTCCCTTCCTTTACCGAACTCTCGAAAGCCTACAAAAAGAGGTAACCTATGCAGGCCGATACCGCAGCGCCGATCCAATCGGTACCCCAAGTATCCCAGACCCAGCCGATCAGCTACGCGGCTCCGGTAGCACAGACGGCGGCTCAGGCCCCGGCGGTGGCAACGTCTCCCCAATGGGTGGCGCCTTACCAGCAAGCGGTGGCCCCAGCCCCGCAAATGCAGGCCCAGATGGGGGTCAGCAACTACCAATCCAGCCCTACACCGTACTACCACCAGGAATCCCTGGCGCCCCAACAAACAGCACCGCAATCGGAGAACCCTTACAAGGAGGCATTCAACCGGGTAGTGG